GAGCTAGAGGGCAAGCTTGATGCTCTCGGAGATCCGCCAGCCAACTTCACGGCGGGCGAACTGGAGCACTGGAAATGGTACAAGCTCCACGCGAAGCCGCCCGCTAAGGAGTGGGACAGGCCCACGGTGATTCTGTTCGCCAAGTTGATGGCGAAGCTTGAAGACGGCACGCTCAGCGTGAGCGAATCTCAGGTGCTGCGGTCCGTCACCAGGGATTGCGGCATGGACCCGGTCTCGCGCTCGAAGGTCAGAGCGCCGAGCGAACCGGAGACGAAACACTTTGACCTCGATGCATGACCCCCGGCCCCAAAGAATACGCTAAACGCGGCATCCGCTACGCGGAGAGGGTAGTAGCTGGGGAGATTCCTGCCGGGAAGTATGCGCGACTGGCTTGTGCGCGCCAACTGGAAGACCTTGAGAAGTTCAAGGACGGCAAGATCTGGCGATGGGAGCCGAAGCGCGGCGAGCGAATTTGCAAGCTTGCCGAGAAAATGCCCCATATCAAGGGGCGCTGGGATAGCGCAACCATCGTTTTGCAGGATTGGCAGTGCTTTGTCCTTACGACAATCTTCGGGTGGGTTGATGGCACGATCCCGCCCGACACCGCCGAAGAAAAACACCCACAGATTCGCAGGTTCCGCAAAGCTCTCATCGTGATTCCACGCAAGAACGGAAAATCGATCATCGCCGCCGTCGTCGCGCTCTATATGCTCGCGTTCGACGGCGAGCCAGGCGCTGAAGTGTACAGCGCGGCTACATCGCGCGACCAAGCCAAGATCTCTTGGGACATGGCGCGGCGCATGTGCCTCCGGCTCCCGGAGCTTTGCGCCGAAACGGGCATCGAGCCGCTGGCCCACACGATTGCGATTGAGGCGACGGCGAGCAAGTACGAGCCGCTTTCGCGCGATGCCGACTCCCTCGAAGGGAAAAACACCCACGGGGCCGTCGTCGACGAACTGCACGCGCATAAGACGCGCGAAGTGTTCGACGTTATCGACGATTCCACGGGCTCGCGCCGGCAGCCTCTGCTGTTCGTCATCTCGACCGAGGGCGACGATAGCGAAGGCGTGTTTGCCGAGCAAGTCAGCTACCTCGAAACGGTCCTGACGAAGGCGCACGAGGACGACCAGTACTTCGGCATCCACTACTCGCTGGACAAGGAAGACGATTGGACGCTTGAAACATCGTGGAGAAAGGCGAACCCGAACTACGGCGTTTCCGTTTTCGCGCATGACATGGCCTCGCGCTGCAAGCAGGCACAGGCCAACTCGGCCTCGCAGGCGTCGTTCCTCACCAAGCGCTGCAATGTGCGCGTGGGCGCGTCGGAGTCGTTCTTCAACATGCTGGCATGGACCCAGCTTTGCCGGATCGACAACATGGACCCCGAGGACTTGCTGGGTCAGCCGTGCGTCATGGCCATCGACATGGCCAGCAAGAGCGACTTGACCTCGAAAGTGTTGCTATTCCGCGCTCGTGAAAGCTACGGCGCGATCAAGGCGGGGCACTCGTACATTTTCACCACGAACTACCTGCCGGACGCGGCTACGCACCCCGGTAAGCCCAACTACGACATCTATCGCGGGTGGATGAGGGCGAATCACATCACGGTCACCGAGGGCAACATCACGGACTACGAGCACCTGGAGCGCGACCTACTGGCCGACGTGCGGCGATTTAAGCCTTCCGCCGTTGGCATTGATCCAAACTACAACGCCGCGCAGTTCACAACGCGCATGCAGCAGCATGGCGTGACCATGGCCGACGTGGCGCACAACGTACAGAATTTCACCAACGCAATGAAGGATCTCGATGCCGATATCGTGGCTGGCCGAATCCATCACAACGGGGACCCCGTGCTTACGTGGGCCATCGGCAACGTCCAGGCGAAGGTGAACGCGAAGGGTGACGTTTACCCGGTCAAGTCGCGAGAGGCGAACAAGATTGATCCTGCTGTCGCCATGATCGCGGCCAAGTCCCTGCAGCTTCGCTTGGTCACGCGCCAATCGGCCTACTCGACGGGGACCGGCATCATCTGATGTTCAACAAAGCCAAGCAGTGGCTGCTGCGCAAGGCGGTTACGACGATTGAAGCGGAAGACCCCGACTTCTATCGGCGTAACGGCTTCTACCGCCTTGCGGCGCAGCAAGAGGGGCGCTCTGATTTTGGCTTTCCGGCCGTGTCGGACATTTCGGCACTGCAAGTGGGCGCGTTCTACTGCTGCGCCAAGGTGCTTGCCGAGGACATGGGAATGCTCCCGTTCCCGCTCCTTAAGCGGGCCAATGACAAGGTGGGGAAAGCGGAAGACCATCCGCTGTACGAGGTCTTGCACGACCTGCCAAACCCCGAAACCTCGAAGAATACGTTCATTGAGACGATGACCGCCCATGCGGCGGTTTGCGGCACTGGCTACGCTCGGATCGCCCGAGATTCTCGCCAGCGCGTGCGCGGCTTGTACATCATCATGCCTGATGACATCAAGCGGCACGTGAACGACAATGGCGCGACCTACTACAGCATCAAGGTGGGCCGCGAATGGCAGGACGTGCCGCGTACCGAGATCTTTGACCTGCCCGGATTCTCTTGGACTGGCCGCGCCGGCAACCGCGTTGCCGATTTTGCGCAGGCCACGCTTGGGCTTGCCATCGCGCAAGAGCAGTATGCATCAAACTTCTTTGCTCGCGATCACACCCCGGGCGTGTTGCTGAAGCAGGCCCCTGGATCGCCCGAGCTTGATGACGGCGCGGTGGAGAAGATCAAGGCCGCCTGGCGCCGCATGGTCCAGTCTCACGACGTGGCGGTGCTGCGCGACGGGCTCGAAGCGCAGATGATCGCCAAGAGCAACACGGAATCACAGTTGCTTGAGCAGCGCGTCCATCAGTTGCGCCAAGTCGCGATGTGGTTTCGGATGCCCGCCTACAAGCTCGGCGACATGGACCGCATGACCTGGGGCAACGTCGGCGACATGCGAATCGAGTACACGGCCTCCACCCTGAAGCCGTGGAATGAGCGGTGGAGCGGTTCGGTGTATCGCTGCCTGCTGACGCCCGAGGAGCGGCGCGCGGGATACTTCGCTGAGCACTCGACCGAGGCGTTTATGCGCGGGGATTTCCTCACGCAAACCACAGCGTTTCGCTCGATGCTCGCCTCGGGCGTCTTCAGCCCCAACGAGGTGCGCGCGTGGCTCAACCTCAACCCGGTTGAGGGCGGCGATGCTCGCTTCATTCAGATCAACATGCAAAACATCATTGACGCGGCCACGGGCGCGGCGATGCAGGACCAGAACGGGCGCGTGCCGCTCAATGGAGGCAGTGTATGAAGGAACTGAAAACGCAGGCCATGGTGCTGCAAAAGGCGGCGCTTACCGAAGACGGAACGTTCACTGGCATCCTGTCGGCCTACGGCAATGTGGACTACGGCAATGACGTCGTGGAGCAGGGCGCGTACAAAAAGACGCTTGCCGAAAACCGCTCGATCAAGATGCTCTGGCAGCACGACCCGAATGAAGTCATCGGCGTGCTCTCGCTCCAGGACTCGCCCGATGGCCTCATGGTAGAGGGCAAGCTCAACCTGGACGACTCCGTTCCGCGCGCCAAGCAGGCGTACAGCACGATGAAGTTCCTGGCAAGCAAGGGCCTCACCATGGGGCTCTCGATTGGCTACGAGGTCATCAAGCGCGAGATCAAGGAAGGCGTCCGCTACCTCAAGGAATTGCGCTTGCGTGAGGGCTCCATTGTCACCGAGCCGATGAACCCGCTTTGCATGGTCACCGACGTGAAGGCGCTGGACGCGGGCGAAAAGGACTTCGCCTCCACACTCGAAGAGATTCGCCTGTGGTCCACCAAGTATCAACTGATCGAAGCGCTACAGGAGTCGTTGAACGATGTGTTCTACGGCGAGACGAGCGCCGAAGCCGCCGTCGCATCCATCGACACGGTAATTGACCAGTTCGCCGCAACGTACAAGCAATGGGCGCGGAACCCCACCGTGCTGCGCATGTGGGGAATGAAGGCCGCGCCGTCGATCAAGGCCGGGCGCACCCTCAGCACCGCCAGCCGCTCGCAGATCGAGCAGGCCATCACCAATTTGCAGGCACTACTTGCCTCAGCCGACGTGAGCACTCCATCGGAAGATGAAGCCGCCGACAAGTCAGCGCCGGTAGTAGCCGCCAAGACATCCTCTGAGCCGGACCCGCTCCACTCAGTACTCCAAGCACTCAACAAAATCCGACTCAACTAGGAGACTCAATGGAACCGAATCAGCAGCAACAGCCCGATAACCTCACTCTCGTGATGGCGGGCCTTCAGCGCCTCGAAGGCGAGCAGAAAGCATTCAAGGACGAGCACATTCGCGCGCTGGCCGAACTCAAGGCCACCGTGCTCAAGGAAGTGGAAGAGAAATCGGCCAAGGGATACGACAGCCCCGAAACCAAGGCCAAGATCCATGCCCTCGAAGACTCCATCAGCAAGATGGAGGCGGCGATGCTCGCCCCGGGCGCGGCGCAGACCAAGGGCGACGAGTTCGTGACGCCGGGATCGCAACTCATCAAGGACAAAGACTTCCTGGAGTGGAAGGAAACCGGCTTCCGCGCTACCAAGGGCAACTCGGGCCGTCAGTTCGCCATCAAGGGCGGGTTCTTCCCCATCGTTGACCCCTGGGGCGAGAAGGCCACGCTGGCCACCTCCGGCGTTTCCACGGCCACGCAGCGCCAGGCGGGCATCATCCAACTGCCGCGCCAGGAACTGCGCATCCGTGACATCATGGCGGTGCGCCAGTTGACCACCGGCAATACGGTGGACTACCTGAAGCAGAACGTTTTCACCAACGTGGCCAGCCCGCAGGTGGAAGCTTCGGCCAAGCATGAATCGGAAATCAGCTACACCACGGCGACGGCCACGGTGCGCACGCTGGCCCACTTCATCAACGTCACGCGCCAAGCGCTCGATGACGTGCCGGGCCTCCGCGCCGACATCGATTCGCTGCTGATGTACGGCCTCAAGCTCGTCGAAGAACGCCAGATCCTCACGGGCTCGGGCACCGGCCAAAACCTCAACGGCGTTATCACTCAGGCGACGGCCTACGCCACCGGCACCTACAACGTGTCCGGTGACACTCGGCTCGATAAACTGCGCCACATGATTCTGCAATGCCGCCTCGCTCTCTTCCCGTGCGACGGCATCGTGCTGAACCCGACCGACATGCATACCATCGAACTGATCAAGGATCAGGCTTCGAACGTGGGCATGTACGTGATCGGCAACCCGCGCACTGGCGTTGAGATGACGACCCTGTGGGGCAAACCGGTCGTAGAGTCCGATGCCATCACCGCAGGCCAAGCCCTCGTGGGCGCGTTCCGCACCGGTGCGGAACTGTTCGACCGCATGCAGGCGATGGTGGACATCTCGTTCGAGCACGCCAGCAACTTCACTGAGAACAAGGCCACCATCCTCGCCGAGGAGCGCTTGGCCCTTGCGGTTAAGCGCGCCAACTCGTTCATCTACGGCCAGATCAGCTAAGCACATGCCGCGCATGATCGCATTCCGCGACCTGTCCGGGACCGGCTTCATCGCCGGTCCCGGCCAAGAGTTCGAGACGAACGAGCAAGAGGCGCAAGACCTCGCGGCGCGTGGGCTTGCCGAGTACGCCTACGTGCATCAGCCAGCGCTCGGATACGAAACCAAAGTGGTCCTACCCAAGAGATCGAAGTAGTGACGCCTCAGCCCATCATCGTGACGGCGGCTTCGCGCCCGGTAGTTCAGCTATCGGAAGTGAAGGACCATCTGCGCATCCTGCACACGGACGAGGACGCGCTACTTGAGGGCTACATCGAGACAGCCACGGCGTATTTCTCTTGGCTCACCGGCGTGACGGTTTACCAAACCGTGTACGCACTCAACCTTGACCGCTTTGACGCGCTGTACCATGCACAACACCACGTAGCCCACCACGTGCAATACCGCACCAAAATCATTGATCTACCGTGCGCCTCGCCGCTGATTTCAGTGGGATCGATCACGTACAAAAATAGCGACGGCGTGACCGCCACGCTTTCACCAAGCCTCTATGTGGTCGATACCTCTTACGGGCGCATCGCACCAGCCTACGGCCAATCTTGGCCCACCTTCACCCCTTGGCCGCTGTCTGCCGTTCGTATCGAATACACGGCGGGCCGAGCCATCACGGACGCCCCCCCGGCCGGCGCGCGCGAGTGCATCGCGCAACTCGTGGGCGGGCTCTACGAAAATCGCGAATCTACGGTACCGACCGACCGAGCAACGCTCGCGGCATACGCCGACAACCCCGTGACCAAGCGCCTGTTGGCGCAGTTCAAGCGAACCTATGCATTCTGAGCCACTGGTAAGCGCCATCATGCCCACGCGCGGGCGGCAGCAATGGGCCGCCGAAGCGGTCGCGATGTTCTCGCGGCAGACGTGGCGGCGCCGGGAACTGGTCATCGTTGACGACAAGGCCGATCCGAGCTTCCCTGATGGCATCGAGGCCGAAGGCGTTCAGTATTTCTCGATTTCCGGGGCGCTATCCATCGGGGCCAAGCGTAACTTGGCCGTGGCCCGCTCGCGTGGCCAGATCATCATGCATTGGGACTCGGACGACATTTACACCGACGACCGCATGGAGCACCAAGCACGGCTACTGCTGGCCAGCGAAGGCGTTGACCTCGTAGGGTACGGCAAGATGCCGTGGGTGGAAACGGACGGCGAGCGCCGAACCGGGGTCTACAACGGCATGCCGGGAATCCCCGATTACTGCCTTGGCGTCAGCATGACCTACTGGAAATCGGCTTGGAGGGTGAACCCGTTCCCCGATATGCAGACGGGCGAAGACGGAGCATTTCTGATGCGAATGAAGGTCAAATCGGTGGACTCCGAGGGGCGGATCACGTTCCGGATTCACAACGGGAACACGGACGACAAGCGCATCGGGATCGCCCGGGCGCCGCGTCAGTGGGGAGTGTGCGCGTGAGCGGAGCGTGGCTGACGATTCCGAGCGCGAAGCCAGTTGCGGAGGCGCAAGCCTGCGTTGACCTGTGGCGATCTCGCGGCTACAAGGTGGCGCTGTGGCGCGACCAAGTTGACGAAGTGTTCTGCGATTTGAAGATTGCGCAAAAGTACCCCGGTTACGCGGTCGCGTGCAATACCCTGATTCAGCAAATTCTCGATATCTTCCCGAAAGATGAGGCCCGATGGTTCATTTGCGCGGGCGACGACATCGAGCCAGACATGAGCAAGACGGCGAATCAGATCGCGGATGAGTGCGAAACATTCTTCGCCAAGTTTGATCCGCGCGGGGGCCTACCGTTCGATCACACATTTGGCGTGATGCAGCCGACTGGCCATGGCCATGGGATCGAAACCATCTGCGGCTCCGCTTGGATCGGGCGCGAGTGGGTGAAACGCATGTACGGCGGCAATGGCCCTCTGTGGCACGCCTACACTCACTGCTTCGTGGACAACGAGCTACAGGAAGTAGCCAAGCTTTCCGGTGCTTTCTGGCAGCGCCCAGACCTGACCCATCGGCATCGTCATTGGTCATTCGAGGGCAAGCCGATGCCTCCGTATTTGGCCGAGGCGAACTCGCCCCAGCACTGGCAGAAGTTCATGACGCTGTACCAAAATCGTCGCGCGGCCGGCTTCCCCGGCCATCAGCCCATCGCAGAGGCGGACGCCGCTTGATCGCACGTATCGCGCAGCGGGCGCTATCGTCCGTCCACACAGTTCAGGCCAGCCACGACATCGCGGCGGCGGCAATCCGCGCTGGGGTGGTTGGTGATTTCGTCGAGTGCGGCGTCTTCGCTGGCTCGCAGGCCGCCGCGATGGCGCTTGCCGCGCGCGGCACCGGGCGCAAGGTTCATCTGTTCGATTCGTTTGAGGGCATCCCAGCGGGCGGCGCGAAGGATCTGGAGTGGACGCACCCCGAGGGCACCAGCGCGTGCAGCATGGCAGCGGTAAAAGCCCACATGCGCGAGTGGGGCATTGCCGACGAGGAGGTGATCTATCATCCGGGGCTGTTTGCTGCTGGTATGGGTGATGGAATCGGGCCGATTGCGGTCCTTCGGCTCGACGGTGACCTGTACGAGTCCACGCGCATCTGCCTTGAGGCGCTGTACCCCAAGCTTTCCGTTGGCGGCTGGCTCATCGTGGACGATTTCGGCCTGAGCGGTGCGCGCGCGGCGTGCGATGAATACTTCGGCCAGCAGTACCCGCCGATCTACTTTCAGAGGCACGCATGAGCCGCTACGTGGTGAATGTGGCCACCGGGCGCTACCTTGTCGGCCAAGAGCGGCTTCGGTCTGCGCTCGCAAGCGCGGCGACAGGCGGGCTCTACTTCTCCGACATGATGCCTCCAGGCTCGCCATCTCACCTTGAGGTTCCGTATGCATTCAAGGCCTGGGCGTTGAAGGCGGCGATTGACCGTGGCGCCACCTCCCTGCTATGGGCCGACGCCTGTATCGTGCCGCTTCGGTCGCTGGATCCGCTCTGGGAGCGCATCGAGAACCATGGCTATTGGGTCTCGCGCAATGGTTACTGGAACTCGGAATGGACGGCGGAATCGGCCTATGCCGATTTGAGCGTGACGCACGAAGAGAATGCCAAGATCGCGCACGTGGTGGCTACGGCGTTCGGCCTTTCGCTGACGCACCCGGTTGGAAAACGGATTTTTGAGGAGTACTTTCGATTGGCGCAAACACGAGCATTCATCGGCCCTTGGACTGGCGGCATCGGCGTGCAACATCGGCACGACCAGACGGCGCTATCGGTGGTCGCTCACCGTGCCGGCTGCGTGCTGACGGACCCGCCTGAATGGTTCGCCTACCGCGGCGGTGAAACCGAGAAAACCGTGCTGTGCGCGGACGGTGCCTACTGATGGTTGCCACGCAAAGCTACTCGCAGCAGGGCGAGCAAGAGGCCATCTTGTCAGTGGTCGGTACGAGCGGCCGGTTCCTGGACATCGGAGCATTCCACCCCACGTGCTTCAGCAACACGCGCGCGCTGTACGAAATGGGCTGGTCCGGTGTGATGGTCGAGCCGTCGCCGGGGCCGTTTGCGGCGCTGTTCCGTGAGTACGGCAGCGATGAGCGCGTGACGCTAGTGAATGCGGCGCTTGGGCTTGAGCGTAAATTGGCCCGGTTCTGGGTCACCGATGACGCCGTGAGCACCACAGAGGCCGCGCAGCACGAGAAGTGGCGCGAGGCGGCCCGGTTCACGGGCGAGATGTACGTCTCGGTCATCACGCTTGATGACCTGGATCTATTTGGCCAGTTCGACTTTGTGAGCATCGACACCGAGGGCACGAGCGTTGACGTTATGTGTGACCTTCTGGAGCGCGGCTATACTCCGCAATGCATTTGCGTTGAATTTGACGACCGGCGCGAGGTGGCCGCATCCATCGCGGCTATCCACGGCTACCGCATCGTGCTGGACAACGGGACAAATTTGGTACTTGCCAAGTGAAGCTTGATGCCATCATCCCGGTTCACAACGAGGCATGGGCGCTGGGCCTCACGCTTCGGGCCATCCTCGAATGGTGCGACGAGGCTGTTGTGCTTCTCCATGCGTGCGTGGATGATTCCGAGCGGATCGCCCTTCAGGTGGCAGAGGAGACGAAGCGGGTGCGGGTGATGTGGGAGCCATCGCGCGAGTGGCAGGAAATGCCGATGCGCCAGCGGATGCTTGGCGCGGCACGCGAAGGCGGCGCTACCCACATCGCCATCCTCGACGCTGACGAAATCCTGACGGCCAACCTTGTGCCGGATATCCGCATGCTGGCCGAAAAGCTTCAACCGGGCAACGTTCTCGACCTGCCCGGCTACAACCTACGCGGTGGCGTTGGCCAGTACCACTCAACGGGAGTGTGGGCGAATCGCTGGTTCGCTTCGATCTTCTGCGATGCGCCGGGGATCGGCTGGCACGGCGACCGCTTCCACCATCGGCACCCCATGGGGCAGGACGTGCGGATGCGGCGCATGGTGCGCCACGGAGACGGCGGGGTGATGCATCTGTGGGGCGCGAGCGAGCGCCGTTTACGGGCCAAGCACGCGCTGTACAAGATGACCGAGGTGCTGCGCTGGCCATCGAAAAGCAAAATCGAGATCGACCGCATGTACAGCCTGGCGATTCATGGCGAATGGGGCGACACGCCGGCCGACTGGAAGTTTGCCCCCACTCCCGGCGCATGGTGGGGCGGCTACGAACCGCTGATGAGGCATCTGGACCTTGCCGCGGTGCCGCTGCAAGAAACCGAATGCGCGGCGCTCATCGAAGAGCACGGCATGGAGCCGTTCAAGAGCCTGAATCTGTTCGGAGTTGAAAGATGCCAGCAGGCCAGCGCCGTACTCGTTTGACGTTCTACCGCCCGACCGTCGCGTCACAAAACGCGAGCGGCGAGGACGTGGTAACGAAC